AGGCAAGAACCTTGAGAGATGCTCTGCAAGTGACTTGCATAAAATGGTTGTTCAGCATATTGCGCAGATTGCATGCCCAGAGCAACAGGCAATCGAATTGGCATATGCAAACAGAACAGATTGGCAAGCAATTGAACAATGGTATCGTTTGTAAAACTATCATTTTTGCTAGTAGCGCTCTATGCTGTAACTGGTATGATTGATTCATTGAATGAACGGGCGGTAGCATGGCACGCAAGAAAATTGCAGAACAGGAATTGGCGCTTCGCGTGTGGCAAGCATATAACTTTACATGTGCGGCTTGCGGCACGTTTGCTATGTCAATGGGAACTCCCTTGACATATGATGATTGCACAATGGCAGGATTGTCAATTGACCATGTGATTCCCACGAAACACAATGGTCCCGACACGCAAGAAAACATGCAATGTTTGTGCACGGTCTGCAATGGCAAGAAAAATGGCACACGCAATCTTGCACGCTTACCCGTACGCGATCCTGAGATTAATTGGGTGAAGGTATTGCATAATCGTCGCGCGTGGTTTAATCTTGTAAATGCACAACGGGAATTTAATAAGCAGGATGCCAACTAAAATGACACTCTCAGATACGGCAATTAAATTACTCGCTCAGGTTATTAGTGATCGCGGCGGTCTGGTAGACCTATTCGACGAGATACTTGTCGATCTGTTCGTCGCGGCGGAGAGCGTGGAAGAAACGGCTTTCGTCAACAAAATTGTCGCACGCTACACTTCGGAGAGCGCAGAATGATTGACTATATCGGACCGGCAGGCGTGCTGACAATCTGCGGAATTGTCGCTACAATTGTCATCATCGATCCACCACCGATTGTCAAGTTTTTTTGGCAATTGATTTCGTCAAGCTTCTGAGGATTCACAAAATGCGCAAGCATCTGTACATTGACCCCGCCGTTCGGACTACTAGCAAGATTGCTGAGCATCTTGCTCGAAAGGCAAAAGGGCGGCGCAATATTGCTGACGAATTGCTGGCTTGTAAAGATTCTGGCGAGTTCTGGCAATTGAGCTATTTGTTTGACCGAGAGGAAGAACGCAGAATGCTTTACAGTTAAGCGGGTTGATAGTCAAGCCGCTTGATTGTCCAGTTGCCTTATTGTCAAGGCAACTGCCTGCGCCGAATTGCAAGTAAGTTAATAATCAAGTAAATTACCAACGACCCGTAGGGGCGATTGTCAAGTAATAGTGTCAAGTCTATTTTTAATTGGCGCTTCGCGCCTAATATAGTGTGCAAAATCAAGTGAAAAAATTTCACTTGAAAAAATGCAAAAAGGCGTGATATATAATAATAGTCTGGAATAGGAAAGTAAATGAAACACAATCCTTTACAAAATCGCTTAGCATTGCGACGCTTGCAAAAGCGATTACAGAATGCTAGAGTAAATTCTCCAAAACTGGAAAAGCAAAATGCAAATAAACTTAACCAGCGATGAAGCCTGTAGTTTATTTTGGTACTTGCGGGAATTACGGCAAAGTAACTGTATACCCGAATCAGAAAACGTATACTTGAAAAAGCTATGCGCTAAAATTTTGAAACAAATTGATATGCAAGAAACCTCTGGTCCGGACGTTGGGGAATAATCATGGGCGGAATATTAACTCTTGGCGTTGGCGTGATTTATTTGATTATTGCTCTCGACTATGGCATTCGCTCAGATAATTGGGCAATGGCTGGCGTATTTATTGGCTATGCATTCTCTAATGTTTTTCTTTATAAACTCGGCGAGGTTGCATAATGGATAATGGATTTTTATTATTGATTTATGTGCTGGTAGGCTGGACATTAATTGTTACTGTTTATGCTATAATCGAGCACGGATATTTATATCATAAAAAGCTAGAAAGTCGGCAAAAAGCTAAAAAAATCGATAAATTACTAAAAAAGTTCTAGCATAAAGTGAGCGCTAGTGTATAATGCTTTCATCGCAACCGAGGATGAATCATGAACGAACGAATCGACCAGCTAGTAAAATTTGCTGCACATCGTATTCTGCGCGAAGGTGACTGGAGCCTAAGCCAACAGGAAGTAGAACGGTTCGCGGAGATAACTATTCAATGCGTGCTGTATGATGTGAAACAGGAAATTCAGAAGGCATACAATGCTAGCGTAGCAGATACGATTATTGCTCCCGTTCTACAGGCATATGAGGTAAAACAATGATCAATAGACTTGTCAAAGGTGCACGATACTCCGAAAAATACGGCAGCCATCCGGGCACCCCGATTCTGATTTTCCTTGTGGCTGTAGGTGCCTTGGCAGGACTAGATAAAGGAATCTATGGGGCTTGCATCGGTGCTGCTGTAATGTTGGCATGGTTTGGCTCGATATGGCTGATAGGCTGCTGGGAGCGCGGAAAATGATCACTAAAAAATGGGCATACTGTCAAGAAAATTGACAGGTGCCCCTAGGGGTGTTTGTCAATTTTTTTGACAAACAGCGCCGAAAACGCAAAATCCCCCCGTTTATTGTAGCACGCCCGCGCGCAC